CAATAGCTCGCAAAACATTTCAATTTCATTCAAGCCATTGTTTTTCTTATCTGTTTTAAGTCGAGTAATAGTGCTTGGATCAACTTTTAATTGTTCAGCAATCTCTTTTTGATTGCTTATATCAAGACCATGCAATATGCGGGATACGCCATTTCTGGCGCTTGCAGATATATCAACTGATAATTTGCTCATGGTTAGGTCCTAAGCATTTGAAGTAGTTCGTTTGATTGGTTCTTTGCCATTTGCCAAATCTCTGATTTGGTATTCGCGAGCTAAAGGAATCTTTTCATTTGGCCACTGGTAAACAGCAGGTGGCTCAATTCCTAATAACTTTGCTAAGCCAACACCATTGACACCAAGCAACTCATAAGCTTCCTGTTTGGTCATTTGTGCAACCTCAAAAATAAGATTTCTTAGTATTAAAACAAAGATAACTTATTTTTGCAAGATGTAAGATAACTTATATGAAGAATCTAGAAACTATGGGTCAGCGTATTCGCGCCTTACGAAGAGAAAAGAAATTAACCCAAGGCGAGTTGGCAAAAATCGCCGGAGTTAGTGCGCCCAATGTCACTGGTTGGGAGAAAGATGCTTATGCTCCTAAAGCAGACCCATTAAGCAAAATGGCCGCTTATTTCGGAGTGTCGACTTCATATATAACTAATGGAGATGAAAGCGGCCCTAAGTTGGATAGCACTGTTACACAATTGAAAGTTCTGGATATCGAAGCTTTTAAGAAAAAATACAATATTCCCGATAGCGAAGATGCTGTTAAATTTCTTGAAATACCTGTTAAACCATTCCCCACCCAAAAAAGATATGTTCCTGTTAAGGCTTATTCAAAGATGGGCATGGATGGCTATTTCACAGATATGGGTTATGAAGGCAATGCTGGAGATGGGTATGTTCCAACTCACTCAGCAGGACCAAGAGCCTATGGTATTAAAGGCACTGGCGACTCAATGTTTCCAGCAATTCGGAACGGTTGGTATGTAGTTTGCGATCCAGATGCTGAACCAGTTCCAACTGAATTTGTACAAGTGTGCTTAAAGGATGGACGCTGCACAATTAAGGAATTTGTTGGAATAAATGGTGGGGTTTTGAGTTTGTTGGCTGTTAATGGTGGCGAACGCCTATCTTTTGACATGGATGAAGTTGAAAGTATTACCGCTATTACAGATATCGTGCCGCCAAGTCAGCACAGACAAGAACATCCTTATTCGCATTAATCACAGGAAGACTTATGGACAACTCTAAACTACCAATCAACCAGATTATTGCTCGCATCAATGATGCTGCGAAACATGGTGAAGCTTTGGTGCTAACAGCCGAAGAAGTAAAGATTCTTTCTAAAGATATTGGCGACAAAGTCTTTATTCCTGTGCTTACTAATGAGCAAGTCGTGCAGTTGGTAAAAGAAGGAAAGCTTGGGCAGAAAATTAAATAATAAAAAAAGACCGATGATAAGTCGGTCTTTCCATCCAAGGTTAGCAACGTCTTGGATTTGACTAATGTTGGCAGCATTAGCCTTTGCGCCCACCAATATCACAAGATAATTGATAAATTGAGAATAATACGTGTTTGGAAAAATATTAAATAAGTTTAAGGCTTGGTACAAGGGTGATCCTGGTGATATGAGATGGGATCCACGTACCGATACTTACGTAGGCACTAGAGAGCCAAGCAAGCATTGGACAGCAAAGGTATTATCTTATTTTGTTGATTTTTCCTTACTGATAGCTAAATCAATTAAAAAACACCCCAGCGCTTACATAACTCAGCTTTTAGCATTTATTGCTATCCTTGTTTCGTGTTTTTCTATTTATCTTCAATATTATGTAGATGATGATGAGTACAAGCGCTGCACCATAGCACATACCAACAATCAAGAGATTGCATTGAAATGTAAGAAATGACATTGCTAAAGCAATAAGGCTCATTGCCATTGTTAAATAATTAATTTCATTTTTCATAAACTTACCTATCGTGACCCGACACGATCCTTTAAAAACATATCGGGAGGAGTATTTCACGTGAGTAAAATTGTAAATATTAATTCTGAACTAATTAATTTCTATATTGTCTTAAACGATCATGCTCTTGAAATTGATCTTAAAAACAGTGATAGGATCTGCTATACAATGATGGATAGGGATACGATAAATAAATTCATATCATCAACAGATAAAGACCAATTTTATCTTGATAACATTAAGTCAAATAGAAACTTCCGCTCAGAAATTACACTTAAGAAGCACGCTTAGGAGTTGGGTGGTGACCTGCTAGTTTTTCTAACTTTTCAATGGCATCTGAAAAGAACTCGCGTCTCCACTCTAAATCTAATTCACCAGCATATAGCGCTTCTAGCACAATCAGCTTTAGCTCGCCTTCTAAAATTATTGGAGATTCATCCCAAATATCTAGGCGTGCACAACAACTGTTTCTTTTATTCTTAGCGATCATAACAAACTCCATCCAACCCACCCCGTGTGGGTTTTCTTTTGTCTATTAAAGCATAAAAGTAAGCTTTCTTAAATTAAAATAAGATTTCTTATTGACAATAAAACTAAGTTTTCTTATATTTATCTCGTAGACATCAAAAAAGCACACCGCCCCTCCCCAGGTCCGATGTGCTTTTGCAAAACTGCGAGATCAATTATGAACGTAAAAGCTACCCCTTTCAACTCCTTTGCATTTGTCAGCATGGCTGCTCTTGCAATCTCTGGTGGTTCTTTAGTTGCTTGCCAATTGCAACCAGCTTTCCAAACAAAAGAAGCACCTACTCTTTTCACCCCTAAAACTCAATCAAGTACTTACGGTGTTTTAACCGCAAAAATCACAGGTAAACATTCTGGCGTTGCTGTAATTAAATTAGATAGCTTCCGTTTAAACGTTAGCTTTGATTTTGAAGTTCATCCAGACAGCTACGGCGTTCCGGGTTCTGAATTCACCGCTGTCGATATTACCCAACTCACTGTGAATGAAATCACTGACATTAACGGTAAGTCATATAACGATTTCACCGAATTTGAAGACATCCGCAACATCAATGACCTTCTAAAAGGCTTCATCGAACGTAACAAGTTGGTGGAGGTTTAATGATGTCTAATTTCAAAAAACATCCTGACGGCTACAAGTCATTTTTAGGCCGTGATGATAAGGGTCTCTACTCTGTCCGCATTGGCTGGCAAGTGTACGCATCTAATGCTAATGGCTCAGTTCTTTACAAAGTTAAAGACGGATTTAAGACGCCTTTAAATGTGTTCAGGTTCCAAACTTCTTATCCAAAAGTTTGGAATGAACTCACCCAAGAAATCGATTTTCAGCGCAGAAAGCAGCTCGCTATAAAACTGCGTGAAACAAACATCCCTACCTATGACCGCAAAGCTTATAAAACTAAGCGCGGCTTCACTGGCTCAAGATGAGGATAAGAAAAATGGCGTTACCGATTATTACTGCTGACCAAACTTTATTGGTTCAAGCAATTATTGTGTACCTATACGCTGATCCGGGTTTAGGTAAATCATCGATGGGCTTTACTGCGGAAAAAGCAATTTCTTTTGACTTTGACCGTGGTGCTCACCGTACTGGTGAATTACGTCGTGGTGCGGTTGTACAGGTTCAACAATGGAGTGATGTTGCAAACCTTACTCCGCAGGACTTAGCACCATATAAAACCGTAGTCATTGATACCGTGGGTGCAATGCTTGAATGCATTAAAACCCATCTATTGCTAACTGCTAATAACCGTCAAAAAGATGGCTCTTTAAAGTTAAAGGCTCAAGGTTTAGCGAACCAAACGTTCAAGCAATACATCAATACTTTGATCAGTTTAGGTAAAGATGTTGTTTTCATTGCACACGCATCAGAAGATCAAAACGGTGATCAAATTATTTACCGCCCAGATCTAGGTGGTAAAAACCGTAACGAGCTTTACCGTATCGCAGATGTCATGGGTTATCTAACAACTGTTACTACTGGTGAAGGTAAAAATGCCCGCGTTATTAATTTCAAACCTTCGCCTACACATCATGCGAAAAACTCAGGTGCTTTAGGCGGTGAAACCGGTGAAGTATGGGTACCTGATCTTAAAGCACACCCTACTTTCTTGGCTGACCTGATTACTCAAGCTAAAGATCACATTAACACCTTAACGCCTGCACAACTTGCAGCAGCTAAAGCCCAAGAAGAGCTAGAAAACTGGAAACAAAGCTGTGAGGAAGCAGAGCATGCAGGTGACCTTAATCAATTAACTGAGTCGCTTGATAAAGAACATATGTATTACCAGAACATGCGCCAAGCAATGTTAATGAGGGCTAAAGCATTGAATTGCACGTTTGATAAGCAACGTGGCACTTGGATTAGTCCACCTGAATTTAACGGTATCTCAGATCAACAAAGAGATGAACTTCAAAACTTCATAGCTGAACGCGGCCTAGACGTGAAAACAGTTTGTGAACACTTCGGCATAGATGCCCTTATCCAAATTGAAGCAGCAAAACTTAAGGCAGTTAAACAAGACATTGAAACATTAGCTAAAACGGGGATGACAGCATGAATAATCTAATCACTGCAGCTGAAGCATTTGCAGCTCTTCAAAAAGGTAAAACTGTTCTTTGTCGTCCTATTGGAGACATGTTGGACTTTTCTGACTTAGATCAATTCCCCGCTTCTGTTTTTGGTAAACCGGGTTTTGAATTCTGCATCAAAATCGAAACTATTGAGCTGGCTGGCATTACATTCACAAAGCCATTAACTATTGATGAATATGAGGAAGGACAGGATGTTTTTGTAATTACTACATATTCGCCTTCTATTTACGTCGTGAATTTTAGAACCACCGCATTAATTGAATCTATTAATAGCGGCTTTGTTCAACGTGATGCAGAAAACGCCAAGCTTCAATTAAAAGCACTATCTAAAGCGTTAGGTTTTGAAGTTAGTGACGATTTTAGTGTTATTCGCCTAGGTGACGAACCAAAGAAACAGCGTGCTAAGAAATCAAAAGGTGCACAGACAGTAGTTGTAGAAAAGACTTCTGAAATTGTTGATGAAGTTAAACAACCTACAATTGTTATTACTGAGCAAACAAATGTAACTACTTCTGAAGACTCATTGGTGCAATCCGAAGATATTTCAGAAAATATAGGATCAGCTTTAGATAGTGCGATTGTTATTACAGAACAACCTTATGTGTCTTCACCTGAAGATTTTTTAACTCAGCCTACACCTGAGCAAGAAAAAAACAATGAGTATCAGCAAACCCTAGATACTCTTCTACAGCGTGTAAAAGAGTCAAAAACACCTGCAGAAGTAAATGCGGTTTATCGTTATACCCGCACATGGGATGACGAACAAATGAAGCCTATCCTTCTCGCCACTCACAAACGTCTTGAAGAGCTAGAAAAAGAAAAGGCATCTGCTAATGAGCCACCCTCTTTAATGGTTCAAATCCAAACTGCACCAGACCTTACAACGCTAGATGCTTTGGAAATAGACGTGGCTGCACGAGATCCGCAGATTCAACCGAAGCTAATGGGGTATGTGAGAAAACGCCGCTATGAATTAGAGAATCCTACACCTACTCAACAAGAATCTACCCCTGATTATTTATTAGTGGACGGTTTCTAACATGAAAGATCAGTACAAGAAAGTGAGCCAAAAACACATGCTTGGTTTTATGTACTACTTGCAATTGCTGGGCTACGTAATAGTCCGGCAAGGCATGGACCAAGCAATGTTTCTAACAAAGCATTATGCGGTACCAGTTGCTTGGCGGCGCATAACGATCGACTATCACAACCGATTAAATAAACCTGCCCAGCAGCTTTATAGAGAGTTTGTTGAGTGGACTAAAGAAGAATATTTGAGGGCTTAAAAATGGAAGTAAGAATTAAATCTGTAAATGGCTCAAGTCCTTTACCAGCAAATTTACAAATGGATGTTGTTTATAAAGCTGTTCGCATAGATGCCAATCGAATGAAAGTAACTTGTGATGATGGTCAAGTGATTACAACAAGCATTTCAAAATCTGGTTATTTGGGCGATTGGGGTGAATGGGAAATTTTAAGTGAGGATTCTCAACAATGAGCAAAGTTATTGGTGAAGTTAATTTGAGCCCTAGCCGTATTGAAGGTACTCCGGATCAGGTGGCTCTTCATATTTTTGAAAAAATCATTTGTCCAAGTACTGAGGAGCTTCTCAAAAATAATCCTGAGGCTGCAAAGGTTTTTGCATACCACATTTTTGGTTTAGCGCTTTCTCAGCTAGCCGAATTCCATTCAACTAAAAGTTTAGATAAAGCTGTAACCGTTACTCTTCACAACCTTTTGCGTCAATTGAAGAAAGAACGTAATGAGTTGAGGAGCTAAAGGATGAGTGGATTAAAAGTTAAAACATGTAATTTTTGTGATGACGGGAACGGTGAATGCATTTTCCCCTATTACGGCCTTGCCCCTCATATTCATACGAAGCCAATTGGCGGTACTGAATTTATAGATGTTTCATTACCTGAAAACTTTAGTCCTGATGGGGATGGTTTAGGCATATATACACACTGTCTGAATTGTGGGGGTGATGGCACATATGAAGGCATCCAGTTAGAAGTTAAAGCGGAAAGTAAGGAGGGCTAATGTGGATAAATATCTGACATCTAACAATGTGTGTGAGATGTTTCATATTACTAAACGCACACTTAATCGGTGGGAAATTAACACACCTTGGGGGATTCCATTCCCAGCCCCGGCATTAAGTTCTGAGGGCGGAACAATGAAAAGATACCTCGCTACTGATGTAATGAAGTGGGAGGAAGAATGCCAGCAAAAGAAGCAACTAAAAAAAGCTATATAA